ACGGGATCCAGATCGTCGTGACGCATGTCCCCGGCCGGAGAAGGCCGAGTCTCTGCATCATATCAGACGGCGAGTGCTTCCCGGTCGCGTCCTTCACCAGCGAAGGCCGGGCGGACTTCTTCCTTACGGCCGCGCAGGAATTCTTCGGACAGAAATTACAGCAGGCCAGTACTGAGCCGGACAGTTCAGCAAATAAATCTTTAAAGAAGAAAGCGAGGTAACTCCTCTCACAAAATATGCTGAAAATTCCGCTAGGGGCAAGCATTCCGGCAGCCCCGGTCACGGATCGGTATCACAGCCGACCGTGGCATCCTCGAGTGCAACGAGGACTTTGTCTGACGGTGGGAAAGACCACGTGCTGTGGTGGCGAGAATAGGTATACGCATCACGAGAACGGAATAATTTGAGATAAGACCGTATGTGACTCAAACTGCAAGGTGCAAATCCTTGCCCACAGCATGGGAACGTAAGTTAATTGGCAGACAGGCGGACGTTACGTACGCGTAGAGCAGGTTCGAGTCCTGCCGTTCCCATCTCATGAGAAAAACACATTTTACTAGGAGGTAGAAATGAAAATTACAGTTACTTTTGACAGCCTGGAAGAGTTCGCAGCGCACATGCGTCCGCAGGAAGGCTTCGAGTCTGAGCCGGTGCAGGAAAAGCGGAACGTCTTCGAGGAGGCGAAGCAGAAGGTCGCGAGCATTATGGAAGTCGACACCGGCACCGGCACACTCGTGGGCGAGCCGGCAGAGCTGAAGGCCAACAAGACGGAAGAGAAAACAGAGGAACAGCCGGCGGTCACGGAAGATTACCGCATGGAGGTCCGCAAGTTCCTGGCGAAGCTCAATAAGCAGACCGGGAAGAACACAGCAAAGGAGCTGATCTCACAGTTCGGCGCGTCGAAGCTGACCGACGTCAAGCTGGAAGATCTCCCGGCGCTGATGGAAAAAGCAAAGGAGGCCGCCGATGCCTGATGTCCACGCAAGGCTGAGCCCGTCGGCGGCTGCCCGGTGGATCAACTGCCCCGGCTCGATCAGGTTGTCTGAGCAGGTCCCGCCGGCGCCGTCCAGCGAATATGCGGACGAAGGCACCGCAGCCCATGCCCTGGCAGAGCTGAAGCTCCGGGCAGAGATCCACGAGATCACGACAAGGAAATACGCTGCGGATCTCAAGAAGCAGCGCGCTGGTCAGTATTACTGCGGAGAGATGGACGAGGCTACCGACTTCTATAAAGATGTAGTCCTTGAGCATCTGGCCGGGGCCGGGAAGGACGGGGAGCTCCTCATAGAGCAGCGCTTCTCCCTGGACAGGTGGGCTCCGGAATCCTTCGGCACTTCCGACGCCGTGGTCATCGGTAACGGTGTGCTGGAAGTCATCGACCTGAAATACGGAAAGGGCATCCGGGTCGATGCGAAGGAAAACCCGCAGCTCCGTCTGTACGCCCTGGGCGCTGCGGATCTGTTTGAAGACGTCTATGACTTCGATACAGTCCGCATGACCATCGTGCAGCCCCGCCTCGATCATGTGAGCTCTGACACGATCTCACTTCATGATCTTCTTGATTGGGGGAAGTTTATCGTACACCCTGCTGCCTATAATGCAATTAACGGCACCGGAGCCACAGCCCCTGGTGACTGGTGCCGGTGGTGCCCGGCGAAGGCGATCTGCCGGAAACGGGCCGAAGCACAGCTGGCACTCGCACGGTACGACTTCGCAGATCCTGATCTTCTCACGGATGAGGAGATCGGAGAAGTCCTCCAGAAGGCGGAGGAGCTGCAGAAGTGGACCGCGGATGTGCAGGCCTACGCGCTCCAGGGCGCGATCGACGGCAAGCACTTTGACGGCTGGAAGCTGGTCGAGGGCAGATCCGTCCGGAAGTATGCCGACGATCTGAAGGTCTCGGAAGCTCTGCAGGCAGCAGGCTATCCGGAGGCCGCGCTCTACGAGAGGAAGCTCTATGGCATCACAACCATGGAGAAGGTCGTAGGCCAGAAAAAGCTCACAGAGATCCTCGGGGATCTCATCGTAAAGCCCGCAGGCAAGCCGGTGCTCGTACCGGAAACCGACAAGCGGGAAGCAATCAATACCGCAGCTGCAGCAGCTGCAGATTTCATACAGGAGGATTAAAAATGGCTACTAAGGTTGTAACAGGAAAAGTCAGATTCAGTTATGTACATGTTTTTGAGCCCTGGTCCGGACAGCCCGGGCAGGAGCCGAAATACAGCGTGTGCCTTCTGATCCCGAAGGAGGACAAGAAGACCCTCGCAAAGATCACCGCAGCCATGGATGAGGCAATCCAGGAAGGCATCAAGTCCAAGTGGGGCGGCAAGCAGCCGAAGAACCTGCACCTCCCGGTCCGTGACGGCGACGAGGAGAGAGCAGACGAGAGCCCTGAGTACGAGGGCATGATGTTCCTCAATGCCAACAGCAAGAGCGCGCCTGGCGTCGTCGACAAGGCCCTCAATGAGATCATCGATAAGGAAGAGTTCTACTCCGGATGCTGGGGCCGCGCGAGCATCAACTTCTTCCCATACGACAGCAACGGCAACCGCGGCATCGGTGTCGGCCTGAATAACGTCCAGAAGCTGAAGGACGGCGATCGTCTTGGCGGCAGCAGGGCGTCTGCAGAGGATGACTTCGGCGACGACTTCGAGGATGACGACGAGGACTTCTGATCATGAAAACACTCAGTATCGATATAGAGACATACAGCTCGGTCGATCTGAGCGAAGCAGGCGTCTACCGTTATGCGGAGGCGCCTGACTTCGAGGTGCTTCTCATCGGCTACAGCATCGACGGCGGACCGGTCGAAGTGATGGACGTAGAAGCAGAATCCTTCACACGCATCACGGAATTCTGCCAGATGCTGGAAGATCCGGAAGTCATGAAGACGGCATGGAACGCTAACTTCGAGCGGACCTGTCTCGCAAAGTGGACAGGCACGCCGATGCCTCCGGAGCAGTGGTCAGATACGATGATCATGGCGCTCGAGTGCGGGCTGCCGGGATCGTTGGCGAATGCCGGCATTGCCCTGGGACTTCCGGAAGACAAGCTGAAGGATCCGATCGGTAAGTCCCTGATCCAGTATTTCTCGAAGCCGTGCAAGCCCACAAAGGCCAACGGCGGGCGGACCAGAAACCTCCCGCAGCACGATCCCGACAAGTGGAAGCTCTACATAGAGTACAATCGGCAGGACGTGGTCACGGAGATGGCAATCCGTGACAAGCTGAAGCGCTACCTGCTTGCGGAGAGCGAGCAGAAGCTGTGGTGCCTTGATCAGCGGATGAACGACCGCGGGGTTCGTGTAGATCTTCCGATGGTAGAGAAGATAGTTCGCTTTTACGAACAAAACCGCGAACGGCTGGAGAAGGAAGCCAGGACGATCACAGCCCTGCAGAACCCGAACAGCCTGCAGCAGCTGAAAGGCTGGCTCGCCTCCCAGGGCGTCCCGGTGGAACAGCTCCGGAAGGATGACCTCGACCGGCTGCTCTCCGGAGATCTGCCGGACAATGTCCGGCGGGTCCTCGAGATCCGGAAGGCGCTCGGCAAGACGTCCGTGAAGAAATACGGTGCCATGCTCGCAGCAACGTGCGAGGACAGCCGCCTCAGAGGGATCCTGCAGTTTTACGGCGCGAACCGCTCCGGCAGATGGGCAGGCCGTATCGTACAGACGCACAACCTTGCGAAGAACTCCCTGCCGGATCTTGATCTGGCGCGGGAGCTGGCAGCAGCCGGCGACTTCGACACAATGGAGACGCTTTTCGGGGAGACGTCCTTCGTCTTCTCAGAGCTGATCAGGACGGCTTTTATCCCGTCCGAGGGCTGCCGCTTTGTAGTCTCTGACTTCTCAGCCATCGAGGCCCGTGTGGTCGCATGGCTCGCCGGAGAGGAGTGGGTCCTGGAGGCCTTCCGCAATGGCGAGGACATCTACTGCAAGACAGCAAGCATGATGTACCACGTACCCGTCGTAAAGCATGGCGAGAACGGCCACTTAAGGCAAAAGGGCAAGGTCGCCGTGCTGGCCTGCGGATACCAGGGAGGCGTCGGCGCCATGAAGGCAATGGACAAGGGCGGGACGATCCCGGAAGAGGAGCTGCAGTCCGTCGTGGATCAGTGGCGGGCAGCGAATCCGAAGATCGTTAAGATGTGGCGCACCTTTGAAAGAGCCGCCCAGCTGGCGATCGAAGAGCGGCGCACGGTCAAGCTGAAGAACGGTGTAGCCTTCAGTTATGTGAACGGGAATCTTTTCATAAAACTCCCGAACGGACGAAAGCTCTGTTACTGGGGGGCGCGATGCGATGCGGAGCCAGTAGAAAACCAAAACGGGACATTTATTGGTTATGGATACGGCAAAATCCGATACATGGGCGTCAACCAGGAGACGAAGCAATGGGGCGAGGCCGAGACCTACGGCGGGAAGCTGGTAGAGAACGTGGTCCAGGCCACGGCCAGAGACTGCCTCGCGGAAGCGATGACTCGCGTCTCCGACATGGGCTACCATATCGTGATGCACGTCCACGACGAGATGATCGTGGACGTCCCGAAGGAAGACACGGACGCGCTGCAGCGGATTAATGCCGCGATGGGCACGCCGATCGAGTGGGCGCCCGGCCTGCCGCTTAAGGGCGACGGCTATGAGTGCGATTTTTACAAGAAGGACTGAGAAATATGGCAAAGATACCAGAATACTTTTATTTCCGCGTCCATGCAGGCAGGACGAGCATTGAACTGGAAGACGCGTCAGATGTTGATGTTGTCGAAGTTGTTCGGTGCAAGGACTGCAAGCATTTTCCAGTCGGAACAGACAGAGATGATCTGGTCTTTCCCGACGAAGTCTGCCCTTGTCATTGCGAGGACTTTTGGTATTCATGGAGGCCGGATGATGATTTCTATTGCGGCAAAGGAGAGCGGAAGGATGGCTGAATATTTACAGATCTTTTACCCTGGCAGCAGCCTCACACTTTTACCGGGGCTGCTGCCGGCACCGGCCGCGGATCTCAGGAAGATCCTAAAGTGGGCCGATGAGTCAGAGACAGACGCAGTCGGGATCCTGAAGGAGTGGCTTGACCTTCGGAAGGAGCAGCTGCAGGAAAAGTATCATGCTTATGATGAGCAGCAGAAAAATACGCTGCAACGCTTTTTTAAGACCAGTAAGCAGCGGGATGCGGATCGGGAGCTGCTGAAGTCCTATAGAGGGAAAGAGCGATACAAACTGGAACGCCTGATCGTCAAGGAAAATATTAAGGACGCCACCAGACGGATGCAGGACCTCCGGGTTCTGAGAGCAGACGAGATAAGCATGATGAGCAGCATCGTGCGCATGATCAAACAGTTAGACAGGAACAAGGAGCTGATCAGACAATGGGAAGAACAAAGGAAGCCGACATCACCGACATAACCGAGCGGAAGATAACTGTGGAAAATGACGGCGAGCTTCTGATCAGCACCGGCGCGAGCCGCTTCGAGACGAACTGGAAGAACAAGAAGAGACGCTGGTCGGCGCTCCTCTCACGGCTCTCATCCAGCCAGGCCACCGGGGAGACCCATGCCGAATACATGAAGCTGCCGAAGGACCAGCAGGACAAGCTGAAGGACATCGGCGGCTTCGTCGGCGGGACCTGCAAGGAAGGCCACCGGAAGACCGGCAGCGTGAAGGCCCGTCAGATCCTGACGCTGGATGTGGACTTTGCCCCGCCGGATCTGTGGGACCGGCTGATGGATCTGACCCTTGATGGCCTCGACTGCGCCATGGCGATCTACTCGACCCACAAGCACTGCGAGGCGAAGCCCCGGCTCCGGCTGATCATGCCGCTCGCGGAAGAGGTCACGCCGGATGAATATGAGGCCCTGGGCCGTAAGGTCGCGGAGAAAGTCGGCATCGACTTCTTCGATGACAGCACCTACCAGGCGACGCGCCTCATGTACTGGCCGAGCCATAGCGCGGACGTGCAGCCGGTCTTCAAATACTACGACGCGCCCTTCCTGGATCCGGGAGAGATCCTCAGGTTGTATCACGACTGGACGGACGTCTCCGAGTGGCCGATGAGCTCGAGAGAGCTTGAGATCCGGAAGAAGCTCGCAGAGAAGCAGGGAGATCCTACCGAGAAGCGCGGGATCGTCGGCGCGTTCTGCCGGACGTACTCCGTCACGGAAGCGATCAGGACCTTCCTCCCGGACATCTATGTGCCTACCGCGAAAGAGGACCGCTGGACCTATGCAGCCGGATCCACATCGGGCGGCCTCGTGATCTACGACGGTGATCTTTTCGCCTATTCCAACCACGGCACGGATCCGGCAGGCGGGCAGCTATGCAACGCGTTCGACCTGGTCCGCATACACAAATTCGGAAACTACGACGAAGGCAGCGAGGACAAGACCGGGAAGGCAAGGCCATCATATAAGGAGATGACCGAGTTCGCGAAGAAGGATCCGAAGGTCCGCATCCGGATCGTCTCGGAGAAGCAGCAGGAAGCTGCGGAGGACTTCTCGGAGGCGCCGGAGAATGATAAGGACTGGCGGGCTCAGATCCGTGTAAGCGACCGCGGTGTCGTGGGCGACGCCTGGAATGCGGAGCTGATTCTCGAGAACGACGAACACTTGAAGGGGATCCGCTTCAATGAGATGTCCCGCCGGATCGAAGGCACGAAGCTGCCGTGGAAGAGGCCGGAGGGGCCATGGAGGGACGCGGATGACGCGCAGCTGTACCAGTGGCTCGTGAAGACCTACGACGTACAGTTCCCGAAAGAGAAGTTCAGCACGGCGCTCCTAGCCGTAGCAGACCGGCGGCGCTTCCATCCTGTGAAGGAGTACCTGGACCAGCTGCCGGAGTGGGATGGTGTGATGCGTGTCCCTACACTGCTGGTCGATTACCTGGGCGCAGATGACAACGTCTATACACGGGAAGCGACGCAGAAATGCCTCACGGCAGCCGTCGCGAGGATCTACGAGCCGGGCGTCAAGTTCGACTCCGTCCTGATCCTCCAGGGACCGCAGGCAGTCGGTAAGTCGATGATCTTCGACAAGCTGGGCGGGCCCTGGTACTCGGATAACTTAAGCGTCTCGGACATGAGGGACAAAACGGCAGCGGAGAAGTTGCAGGGATACTGGATCCTCGAGCTCTCAGAGCTTACCGGCATGAAGAAGGTCGAGGTCGAGAGCGTGAAGGGATTCATCTCCCGGCGGGATGATATCTACCGTGCTGCCTATGGCCGGAACACAGAGAGCCGCCTGCGGCAGTGCGTGATCGTCGGCAGCACCAATGACGATACAGGCTTCCTCCGGGATGTTACCGGGAACCGGCGCTTCTGGCCGATCAAGGTGACCGGGGACACGAAGCTGCACCCGTGGGATCTCAGCCAGGACGATGTAAATCAGATCTGGGCGGAAGCAAAGATCAGTTATGAGCTGGGAGAGGGCCTGCTGCTGTCACCCGCTGCTGCCGAGCTTGCAGAGGCAGCACAGATCGAGGCAATGGAGACGGACGAGCGTCAGGGCATCGTGGAAGAGTACCTGAAGCGGAAGCTGCCGGAAGGCTGGGACGGCCTCGACTACGACCAGCGGATGCTGTTCCTGGACTCCGAGGAAGAAGGGACAGAGGAACGGCGGACGGTCTCCAATATCGAGATCTGGGTAGAGGCGCTGCATAACCCGGCGAAAGCCATGGAGCCGAAAGACGCCAGGGCGATCACAGCGATGATGATGCGGATCCCGGGATGGAAAAAGACCAGTAAGCGGAAGAGGGTCGCCGGCTATGGTATGCAGAGGATATACCAGAAAAGTGTGACAATGTGACAAATGTGACAAAATATTTTACTGGTATGTATATAAAGCAACATATACACACACGCGAAAATGCGCGTTTGCGCGATACATGGCGCGCGTATAGGAAATTACTGTCATTTTGTTCACTTTGTCACACGTGTAACCGATATTGGCTCAAAACAAGGATTTTAAGGGTGTGACAAAATAAATGGAACGCGAACGAGATGTCGAAAAATACTTAAGACGGAACCTCGGCTCTCTTGGATGTCTTTTCCTTAAATGGGTGAGCCCAGGGGAAGACGGAGTGCCGGACAGGATCCTGATCATACCGGGCGGGAGTATCTGCTTCGTGGAAGTAAAGACCGCGACCGGGCAAATGACCGGACTGCAGATGATGTGGCAGCGGAAGCTCCGGAAAATGGGATGCGGTGCAGTGACCGTATACGGCATGACCGGAGCGAAGGAACTGATCGAGGTCGTGAAAGCGCTGCTTAAGGTGAAGGAGGTGATGCCGGATGAAGTTCATCCCGCACGAGTACCAGGCCAGGGCGATCGAGAGGGTGATCAGCCAGGATAAGGTCGGACTCTTTCTGGACATGGGACTCGGAAAGACAGTGATCACCCTGACCGCGGTAAAGGAGCTGATCGAGGACTTTGCGGCATACCGGGTCCTCGTGATCGCGCCGAAGCGCGTGGCGGAGGATACCTGGTCCCGTGAGCATGAGAAGTGGGACCATCTGAAGGACCTCCGGATCTCGAAAGTGCTGGGAGGCCCTGAGGAACGAGCGCGGGCCCTGAGGAAGGAAGCTGATGTTTATGTGATCGGGCGGGACAATGTAGTGTGGCTCGCGGAGCATCTGGGCCGGCACTGGCCCTTCGATATGGTGGTGATCGACGAGCTCTCTAGCTTTAAGAACCCGCAGGCGAAGCGCTTCCGGGCGTTGCGGAAAGTGATCCCGGCGGCATCGCGCGTCGTAGGCCTTACCGGGACGCCGTCACCCAACGGCCTCATGGATCTGTGGGCGGAGGTTTACCTTCTGGACCGCGGCGAGAGGCTGGAGAAGACCATAGGGGCCTACAGGCAGCTGTACTTTAAGCCTGGCGCATCAAACGGGCATGTCGTCTACCAGTGGATCCCGAAGAGGGGAGCCGCGGAGATCATTGAAAACAAACTGTCAGATATCTGTATCAGTATGAGCGCGAAAGACTACCTGCAGCTGCCGGACCGGATCGACAACGTGATCCCGGTCAGGCTGGATCCGAAAGAGATGGAGAAATACAGAGAGCTGGAGCGTGAGCAGATCCTGACACTGGACGACGATCAGACGGTCATAGCCACGAGCGCCGCTGCCGTGATGAACAAGCTCCTGCAGATGGCGAACGGATGCGTCTACACTTACGATGGCGCGTGCAATGAGTACGCGTACATCCACAACAAAAAATTAGAGGCCCTGAAAGAGATCATAGACACAGCATCGGAGCCGGTACTTGTTTTCTACAGCTTCCGGCATGACCGCGACACGATCCTGGAAGAGATCCCGGATGCCGAAGAGATCAAAGGCCCTGAGAGCATCGCGAAATGGAACGAAGGGAAGATCCCGGTCCTTCTGGCGCATCCGGCTTCCGTCGGTTACGGTCTCAACCTGCAGGACGGTGGGCATGTGATCGTGTGGTACGGGCTCACGTGGTCACTCGAGTTATACAGCCAGGCTAACGCGAGACTGTACCGGCAGGGGCAGACGAAACCGGTGATCATCCACCACCTGGTGACGGAAGGTACCGTGGATGAGCAGGTCATGAAGGCGCTGCAGGCAAAGGATACAAGTCAGGCAGCACTGATGGCAGCATTAAAGGAAAGAGGAGGAAAAGCATTATGAGTAATGAAATCAACATGATAATCGATAACTTGTGCCAGAAGCTTGGAACGTCGGCGACATTCCTGATCCCGGAACTGGCAAAGAAGGCAATAGCAGAAAATATAGTCTCCATAATCATCACGGTGCTGATTGGCAGATGCATGATTGAAATTATAGCCAGGATCACTAAGTACGCCAAAGAAGAGGATGACTACGATATCTGCATATTTAACATTTTTCCGGGTATAGCATTAGCAATCGATTTCTTTGTATTTGGATTCAGCGCGATCGACCTCGCCGGATGGGTCGCATCACCTACGGCCAAAGCAATCGAACAGATAGCATCTATGATCAAATAAACGGAGGAAGGGCATTATGATTATTACACCAGCACAATTTGAAGACGAAATGAAAAAGAAGACTACACTGGAAGAGGCGGTCGCTTTGATGGCTGATACCCTTGATTCTCTGGGATACGCAGCCGGGCTGAAGATCTTCCTTGACCATACGGAGAAGGTAAAAGATGACAGACAGAGAGAATTTAACGAATGATCTGTACGACATCCTGATAGCACAGAACGCCCTGACTGATGAGATCCAGCAGCGAATTGTTATTGCACTCGATCAGTACGAGGTCCAGAAGCGTGTCACCGATGTTGTCGTAGCCGATCCGACTGATAACGAGAATGTCATTAAGCGTTTTATGGTTGCCAAGGCCGTCGCCGGCAGGTCGAAGAAAACCATCGAGCAATATGTGCGGGCCGTCCGCAAGTTTGCCGGAGCTGTGAATAAAAAGCTGCTTGATGTGGTCCCGGATGACTTCAGAGCGTATTTGGCGCACAGGATGATCGATGACGGACGGCAGGGGATCACGCTGGTAAACGAGCGCAGCTACATCTCGACATTCTATGACTGGGCTGTATCTGCAGAGCTGATCATGAGGAATCCGATCAAGATGGTGGATCCCATCAAGGTTCCCAAAAAGCCGAAGAAGGCATTTTCTGAGTTAGAGATCGAAAAGCTCCGGGCCGCTTGTGTGACCCTGAAGGAAAAGGCAGTTATCGAGACGCTGCTGTCTACGGCTTGCCGTATATCCGAGCTTATGAGCATCAGAACCTGTGATATCGACGGCACCAGGATCATGGTCAAAGGCAAGGGCAACAAATACGGCCCTGTTTATCTGAACAGCCGGGCGGCCTACGCGATCGATGCATATGTCAACAGCAGGACCGACAACAGCCCGTACCTGTTTCCCGGAAGAAACGGAGAGGGCACTTCCGCAGGGGTCCAGAAGATCCTGAAGGAACTCGGGGCCAGGGCGGGCGTAACAGACGTACACCCGCATCGCTTCCGCCGCACTGCTGCCACGATGGCACTCAGACACGGCATGAGCATCGAGATGGTGTCAAAGATGCTTCGACATGAGAAGCTTCAGACAACTATGATCTATCTCGATCTGGATGATAGGGAGCTGCAGTACCAGCACGCCAAGTATGTAGGATAAGGAGGAGACGGATATGGATGCAGAAATCGGAAGAGCGGTATCACGTAAGGAGGCGCTTAAGATTCTCAGGGAGACGAGGAGCGTCGTGCCACCTGACAGGGTGCCTGACTATGACGCGGCCCTCAGCAGGGTCATGTATGAATTCAAGCGGCATGATCCTGTAAAGCCGAAGGACTTCGCGGGCCTTCCTGTCTGCGGGTATTGTTCGATGATGGTGCGTGACATAGATAACTACTGTCCGAACTGCGGGAGGGAAATCAAGCGAGATGACGATGATCAGAACACCACAACCTAAGAGTAAATACTATTTGCCTAAGGAAGTATTTTTGACGACTATTCATTATTGCAGACAGTATCCGTATTGGATCGAGCAGCTGGAGGCTGCCACGGACAGCAGTAAGGGAATCGCATATGATAAGGACCGTGTGCAGTCGTCTGGTGATTATGATAGTACGTCTGAGCTGGCCATGAAGCGACTGGCCATGAGCACCAAGATTGACCTCGTAAAGGCCATGGCCAAGCTCGTAGCCGGGCATCAGTATTACTGGATGATTCAGGGTTGCTGCTATGGAAAACCGTACTTCGTGTTGAAGCAGGATGGTATACCATACGGGAAAGATTTATACTATAAGCAGAGACGCAGATTCTATTATGAGCTATCGCAGAGGATATAGTGATGGGTAAGAAAGAAGCAGACGCTGATGGTATCGAGTATTATTATGATCCCGATGTTAGTGCCAGAGGGAGACGCGGGGCTATTGTATACCTCGTTCCCTGTGCGAAGTGTGGGGCACCTGTGAAGAGTTTGGTATATGGGAGAAACCGAGATTACCTCTGTGACAACTGCAGGCTCGGCGAGCGTAAGAAGTTCGTAGCGCTTGAGCAGGAGTTGAAGATGGAGCTGACCACAGCAGGCGAGCGCAGATTTGCAAAGGCTGTTCAAGAAATCAAGAAGCAGGTAAAGAACTTCGAGAGCTACAGGAAACCGATAGAGCTTGCCAGAGCAGCGCTGGAAAAGTATGGAAGTGTTCCGGAGGCTATGGTCGCGATCGAGTTGCTGAGGCTTGGATATAAGATTATTCCACAGCAAAAGATCCACAGGTATAATGTTGATTTCTATATTCCTAAAGACAAACTGATCATAGAAGTCGACGGGCGGATATATCACAATGGGAAGGATAACACAGAACGGGAAGCCGTCATTATGTTGACGCTTGGAATCGATACACGTATCGTTCACATTCCGGCTGAACGCATTGCAAAAGATATTCAGAAACTGAAGCGATGCATTGATGCATTGCCGTAACCACGGGACATAATTCCATGATAATATGGTATCAGTCAAAGTAGCAAAGGGCGATTGACTTACCACCTTTCAATGTAATTCTCCTTATGAGAGCAGGGCGCAGAGATGCGTCCTGTTTTCATTATACAGATCTATGGCAAAGGAATGGGCCAAGGCCTTCTATCATTCACAGGCATGGAAGACGATACGGAAGCAGGCGCTGATCCGTGATGGATATACCTGCAGGATCTGCGGTGCCAGGGCGACGGACGTTGACCACATCAAAGAGCTGACGCCTGAGAATATCTCAGACAGAAACGTATCACTTAACATAAATAATCTGCAGTCTCTTTGCCATGACTGTCATACGAAAAAGACCATGGAAGACAAAGGAAAAATTTTTTCTGACTGCGCCGACGAGTATTTCTTCGACGCCGACGGCCAGCTGTCCCCCCGGGTGCCCTTTTGAAATTTTAACCCCCGGGGACCGAGCAGGGGCCAACGGAATTACTGACTTTATGATTTTTCTGCCGGTGTAGTCAGATTAGGGCGAATATGGAGAAATTTGAGCAGATCCTGTCAAAAGAAGACAGAGAGAAGTTAATCAAAAAGAATAAGAAGGGCATCCTGACAGCCCTGGCCGAGGTCGACAAGGAGACACTGAAGCTGTACGGACAGCTGATCGACGATGCTGCGTCATATGCCTGCGCGATTTACGAGTGCAACCTGCTCTATATGCGGGACGGGATCGCGGAATATTACCAGAACGGCGAAAACCAGTGGGGCGTTAAAAAGAGCGTGGCAGCAGAGCTCCGTGTGAAGTACACGGCGACGTACCAGAAGCTGATCATCCAGCTTGCCGGTCTGCTTCCGTCTGAGGATGAGAAGGCAGCAGCTGCCGAGCTTATGGAGTTCATCAATCAGGAATGACGAACTGGCCGAAAGAGTACCTCGCGAAGATCCGCTCCGGTGAGATCCCGGCATCCGCGAAGATCCGGGCAGTGTATGAGAGGGAATGCGCATGGATGGACGCCCCGCCTGCAGGCTTCCCGTTTTATTTCGACGAGGCAGCAGGGCAGAGACA